AAATCCTTTAGCTGTAGATATACGTGATGGATACTTAACTGTAGACTATAGCAAAATTGACGTTAACATGGAGTTAGTATGACATCATCATCATTCGGAACCATAATAGGTAAAGAACGGGACGAGCTGCCCGGCTACGGTATAGACAACTACGAGTCTACAGAGGCTGATCTAACCAATGCAGTCAATGCTCAGATAGATAGAAACATAGAAGATACTAGACAGTTCTATCAGGATATGGCTGAGATACAGAAGAATATTGCAGAGGCTCCTATGAGAAATCTGCAAGCTCTATCAGAGTTTTCTCAATCAGCCAGCCAAGCTATGAAAGCTCTCGAAAAAAGAAGAGAGACACAGGATAAAATAAACGAAGCTATGGCGTTTCTAGATAACAACGCTCTCGATCAGATTAGAACTGCGGAGGGTAAGTTTAATTTAGAAAACGCTAAGTTTGATAACGAACTTCTAAAAGAAAATACAGAAGAATCTATCAACTTTCTAAGAACTAGAAATGTAGAGTTACCAGAAGATATAACTACAAAGGAACTACTGAGAAGGCTAAACGAAAATTACTACGGTGCTAGACAGCAATTTATTAACGAAAACGGTGGTAAAGATATAACTGATATAGAAACTTTTACTAAGTTACATGGTGCTGCCGACGAGTTAATGATTACTGGTATGCTTATGCAGGCTGAAAAGCTTGGTGTAGATACTAACAGTAGAGAGTTTAGAAGGTTGTTCTATGAAAAAATATATCCTGATATAAAACAAAGAAGAGAGAATAATATACAAACTTGGAAATCAGAAGCTAACAGAAACTTTAAAGTAAATAGAGAAAAGAAGCTTGACAAGATTATTGTTGATACCTTACAGCCATATAATGCTAACACTAACACGTCAGTTGACGTAGTAACTTTGGTAGATACTATCCAAAATACTATGAACTTTGATACAAGAAAAGAAGCTACTGATTATCTTTTTGCAAGAGTTGCTGCTGATGTTAGGTCAAATCAACCACAACTTACTCTATCACATCTAAATTATTTATATGATGGTGCGTTACATAAGCATGATGGAAATGGCGGTAAATTGTATAAATATGCTGAAGGCCCATTTGGTGGTAAAATGGGTAATGCTTCACTGATACAGAAGGTAGAAACAGAGTTAGCTATACAGACTGATAGAAATATTAGAGCTAATGAAAGGACAGCACAGAATGAGATAGATGACCTTAATCGTCAATTTAATGGACAGATACCTACAGGAGTGCTACAGCAAAAGTACGAAGAGCTAGAGAGAAGATACCCAAATATTGACGTTAGAACTTTACAAATTGGTGCTAAAGGTATAACTAATGGTGGTGAGTACCCTAACGCTGGTAATCGAGATCTTGATATTGATTATCTTGCAAGATTACAGGGTGCATTTAATGTAAAGGCTAACGAGCTTAGTAGAGATCAAAAAATTCAAATACAAAGAGCTTACGGTGATTTCAAAGCACTGGTAAAAACACAAACAGATAATGGTATTGAATTACAAAAAGCTCAAGAATTATATTTTGATGATGTCAAAAACAATCTAATAGCTGGTAAGTATTCAAACTCTTCAGTAGAAGAAAGATTAGGTAAAGATGTTACATCAGCAGATATAAATACTGACAGAGAATATATAAGAAGTGATGTAAACAAAGTATCTAATCAAGGTGAGTTTGTATCTTTACACGAGAAACAAGCACTAAGTCAACTTAAAAGGCACTACCTATATGGTGAGGCTTTTCCAGCATATTTTTATGGTGTAACTAGAGGTACAAGTTTATCTCCTCAACAATATGCAGACGATAGATTTAGAGCTATGGGTGGTTATGATGGGCAAAACGATATAGCTCAACGTTTTGAAACTAAAGACGGTGTTCTTGTTGACCCGCAGTTTGGTCTTACAAAGAAAGAGTTGAATGAACTCGAAGTTAAACCACATCTTACTAAGACGTACACTAAAATATTAGATCCAGAAAAAGGTAAAGAAATACTACAAGGATTTAAAACAGGTAATGATGTAGGATCATTTGACTCAGCGATTGGCCCTAAAAAGCGAGGTGCTGATAAACTTACTGTTGGTGAGTTACTTGTTTATGCTGATAGAGGTGCTAGCAATTTTGGAGTGTACGGAATGAGTGCACAAGAACTAAAAGATGCTGTAAGATTTTTACCACCTAGTTTCAAAAATAAACAATTTAACGAAGAAGTACAAAGTTTCTTAGTGCTAGAACTTGTAAGACAGCGTGCTAATCGTACTAATAGTATTAGAGGTGCTATCATACAAGCTAAGAAAGGTGGAGAAGCAACTGTATTTCAAGGTGATGAAAAAGAAGGTAGCTGGGATAGACTGGTTAGATTAGACTTAGACGAACGAAATGCTCTATTAGACGTATTTCCACAGCTTCGCAACATACCTATGAATCAGTTTCAAAACCTCACAGAAGGTGTAGTTCTAGGTCTTGAAAGCGAGATACAGAACTATCAGCGAAACAGAGAAAGACTTCAGCAAACAAGACAAAGCTTAGTAAAACAAAACAAAAAGAAAAAAGAACCAACAACTATAGAGGAACTAAAAGAAGTTCCAGCAGTTAAAAAATCAAGAGAGGGTAGATGACAGACTCAAATTACTCAAACGCAAAGCTACAGGTTGATTTAGACGAGGTAAACTACGTTGCAAATGCAGCCCAAACTGCTGCCGAAGAGTATGAGCGAGCAAGAGAAAGACAGCAAGAATCTCAGTCACAGTTACAGCAGCAAGAACAGGTTAGTAAAGAAGTACAAGACGATCCTAGAAATGCTGAAAACTGGGGTGCTAAGGCACTCATAAAAGAGGGACAATCTATATTGTCTGGGGGTCTTCAAGATACTGCATCATCGCTCGCTACTTTTCCAGAACGCACAGTAGATGCGTTATCTGGAGAGATGCAAAGACAACGGGAAGAGACTGGTACATATAGACCAGACTGGACACCGTTCAACGGGTATGATAACCCAATAGAAACAAAAACATGGTGGGGCAAACAGCTTAGAGGTTTGGTACACTTTGGTACATTAGCAGCCGGTACAGTTGTAGCAGCCAAGGCAGCCGCAGCTACCGGTATAGTATCAGTGCCTGCTGGTTTAGTCGCACTATCAAAAGGTAATCTAATTAGAGGTGCTGCTGTAGGAGCTGTGTCTGACCTTATATCTAAAGAGTCAGACGAGCAAAACGCTTTAGCTGCATTACGTGATAGATATGGTTGGATAGATACACCTATATCTACCAAAGATACTGACCATCCAGTTGTTATGAAACTCAAAAATATTGTCGAAGGTATGGGCATAGGTCTAGTCTTCGATGGGTTTGCATATACACTGAAGAAAGGTAGTGACAAAGCCATAGAACAGATAACTAAACGTAATAAAAGTTTAGAAAACCAAACAGTGCAAGCTGGTTTAGCACAGCTTCGTAAAGGTGAAACAGAGTTTAGAGCAGATAAAAATGCACCTATATCTCAACCACACCAAGGAGCACACATATCAGAAGTAGATCCACAAACAGCTAGAGAGCAACTATCAAAAACACGTACTCAATGGGGCTCAGAGGAGGGTTCGACTGGTTCTGTTACAACACCCGTAGAACGAGAAAGAATAGCCTTAGAAAGCGGTACAGACGACGCTCAGGTCGAACGTATTATGAAGAGCTTGATGAGTACAGAAAAGTTTGCAAGAGAGCTAGATGCAGCAAAGGGTAATAGAAAAGCCTTGGTAGCAAAATTTAAAGAAGCCATCGAAGGGCATCAACGTATAACTCAAGGCAGAAATGCCGTAGATATGTCTGCCAACGAATATTTAAAAGAGCTGCTAGAAGCTAATCCTGACATAGTTGATGGCATAGAAGTATGGACATCTAAGAACGTAGTAATTGCTGACCTCGTAGTAGGCTCACTTCTTAAACAAATAAACGACTTAGGTGTATCTGGTAGAGAAATACAAGATCTTGTAGATATACAGGATATAGATGGCCCAGCTAAACAACTTGTTGATACTATGCTTACTGCATTGTACCAAACAAAGAAAGCTAGGTTTGTAAAGTCAGACTCATTTAGAGAACTTGGCCTTGGCAAGAAAAGTAAAAAGACTGTAGAAGAGGCAACAACCCAAGCTGTGCAAGACAGTAAAGAATCTATTATGTCTATACTTAAGATTGCTAAGGGTGAGAAAGATGACAACCTACTCAATGCTTTGTACGAGGCATTTTCTATGATGGATAATGTTAACTCACTAGATGACTTTGACAACTGGGCAAGAAAAACTATTCTTGGTGGTCAACTAAAAGAAGGTGGTATAAATCGTACTGGTGCTATGATACGTGAGCTAGAAGGAGTAATGATGCACAGTATACTATCTGGCCCTAAAACACCAGTTAGAGCTATAATGGGTACATCTACTGCAACACTCTTACGCCCATTAGCACAGGGTTTAGGTGCAATACTAAGACTACCTTTTGACGGTAACGTAGCTGACGTAAGATCTAGTCTTGCAGCAGTAAACGCAATGATAGAAGCTGTACCAGAGTCATTTACTTTATTTAGAAGTAAACTAAACTCATACTGGAAAGGTGATATCAAATCAATAAAAACACGTTTTACAGAATTTACAGCAGCTGATGATAACTGGGAGATATTACGTCGTTGGGCAGAAGATAGTGGTAGAGCTACACCCGGAGAAGTAGCAGCGTTTCGTATAGCTAATACGGCACGTCAAATGAACAACAGTAATTTCTTGACTTACTCTACAAAACTAATGGCTGCAACTGACGATGCTTTTGGTTACATACTTGGTCGTGCTAAGATGCGTGAAAAAGCTATGCGTAGAGCCCTTGAGTTACAAGATAATGGTTACAAGACACCTAAGATAACAAAAGACTTGATGCGAGCATACGAAGATGATTTTTACTCACAGGTGTTTGATGCACAGGGTAACATCATTGACGAAGCTACAAAGTTTGCACGTAGAGAAGTTACGCTAACACAGGAGCTTACAGGCTTTGCAAAAGGTCTTAACGATGTATTTAGTGCTGCACCTCTAGCTAAACCATTCTTTTTGTTTGCTAGAACTGGTGTAAATGGACTTGCACTTACAGGTAAGTATACACCCGGTTTTAACTTCTTAGTCAAAGAGTTTAACGATATTGCTTTTGCTAATCCTAATGATCTAGCTAGCGTAAACAAGTATGGTATATTTACTGCTGAAGAACTTGCTAATGCACGTGCTTTACAAACAGGTCGACTAGCAATAGGTTCTGGCGTTGTTTTTATGGCTGTACAAGCGTGGATGCGTGGTGATCTTAATGGTAATGGCCCAGTTGATAGACAAAAAAGGCAGCTATGGATAGATGGTAAGTGGGAACCTAGAACAATCAAGCTAGGTGCTGTACGAGTTGGTTACGACCAGTTTGAACCATTTAACCTTATTATGTCTACAATAGCTGACATAGGTGACGCAAGCGAGCTTATGGGTGAAGAATGGACAGAAAACGAATTAGGTAAGATATCTCTTGTAGTAGCACAAGCTATCACAAGTAAGTCATATCTAGCTGGTATACAGTCCTTTGTTGATTTATTTGCTGGTAGACCCGGCCAAACTGGTCGTATTGTATCAGGACTAATTAACAACCAAGTACCATTAGCTGGTATACGTAATGACTTAGGTAAATTATTTACACCATACATGCGTGAGATAAACTCAGGTGTATTTCAGTCTATACGTAATAGAAACTTACTTACAGAAAACCTTGCATATAATCAGCTACCTATTAAGTATGATATGCTAAATGGTAGGCCACTAAAAGATTGGGACTTTATGACAAGGCTATATAACGCTGTAAGTCCAGTAAGTCTTAATTTAGATCAAAGCCCCGGTAGAGAGTTTTTATTTGATAGTGGTTACGATCTCCGTACATCTACATACTTTGCACCTGACAGTACAAACTTAACAGATCATCCTTATATTAGATCAAAGTTTCAACGAGCACTCGGTTCTCTTAACTTAGAACTAGAACTTAACAAATTTGCTAAAGATAAAAAAATGATAGCATCTATGGAAGAAATGTACTCTGATATACGTGCAGGCAGACGTGCTCAGTTCAATGCTAGAGACTATTATCATAATAGAATAATTGATAGATTATTTAAACAAGCAAAAGCAAGAGCATGGGCATCTATTAAAGACGATCCTAAGATTGCAGAGGTAATTGAAAAACAACGTCTAGAAAAACTTGCACAGGTAACTAAACGAACTACAACCGCAAACATCCTCAACATATACAAATAAATGGCAACAACATTCGTAGATTACACTGGGGATGGAAATGCGACAAAAGCGTTTTCTTTCCCTTCTATACAAGAGTCTGACATAAAAGTTGATGTAGATGGTGTCATAAAATCATCAGGCACACACTACAATATTACAAGCTACACTACTACAGGTGGTGGTAATGTAGTCTTTACATCAGGCAACATACCAGCCAGCCCAGCTTCTATACGTATCTTTCGTGATACAGACGTAGATAGTGCAAAGGCTACATATACGGCAGGGTCATCAGTCAAGGCAGCTGACCTCAATGCCAACCATGAGCAGTTATTGTTTGCTGCACAGGAAGAACAGAATCAAACAATACAAACAGCCGATATAAAAGATGGTGCTATAACAAGTGCTAAAATATTAGATGGTACTATAGTTAACGCTGATATAAATGCGTCAGCTGCAATAGAAGGTTCTAAAATACAAGCATCTTCTGGTTCTAATGCTGGAACTATGTCAGCTGCTGATTTTACAAAGTTAGCTGGTATTGAAACAGCAGCTACAGCAGATCAGACAGCAGCTGAGATTAGAACTTTAGTAGAATCTGCATCAGACAGTAATGTATTTACAGACGCAGATCATTCTAAACTTAATGCAATCGAAGCATCAGCTACAGCAGACCAGACAGCAGCCGAAATTAGAACACTTGTAGAAAGTGCTTCTGATAGTAATGTGTTTACTGATGCTGACCATACTAAGCTAGATGGCATAGAAACTGGTGCAACAGCAGATCAGACAGCTAGTGAGATTAAAACTCTTATAGCTAGCTCACCTTTAGATAGCTCACATCTTGCAGCTAATTCAGTTACAACTTCTGAGATAGCAGATGCAGAGCTTACAACTCTAGCCGGTATGCAGTCAGGTACAGCATCTAAACTTGCTGACAGCACAGCTCTTACAGCTGATATAGCTGATCTTAACCAGATCGACGGTCTTACAAAGCAGACTACTATAACAGATAGTGATGCCAGTTTTCCAACATCCGGAGCTGTAGTAGACTATGTTGCTGCACAGATAGCACCTCTTGGTGGTTTAGAAGTTATAGCAACAGAAGTAGCATTTCCAAACACACAACCATCTGCTGGTGTAGTTATATCTATATCAGATGCAGGCGGTGTTGTATTTAACGGATCAGGTACAAGCACTACAGGT